TCTATATTTATACAATATATCGGCGAACATAGAAAAAGAGTCCTGTAAAGTGATGTTTTCATAATTTTCTAATTTTGCGTCTTCTCTGTTTGTAGCAGTAAAGTCATGCTTTCTCCAAGGATACGTTAATTGCCACAAAACAAATTCAGCTTTATTATAGTCGGTATAATTTAAGCAATATTCTGAATACTCTAAACTAGTTCTATTCCAAGCAAAATCTAAATATCCTAAATTAAATTTTTTTGCTAACAAATAGGGGTAGCTTTCTTCTATAGGCATATGCCATGCACTAGCATGACTACAACCTAAATTTATAAAGTATTTTTCCTTATCAATAGGTTTTCTATATCCGAGAAACATTTAAAAATCTATATCTTTACCTTTATTTTCCCAAGTATTATATCTCGTAAAATCTTCATGTGTTTTTTCTTCTGGAATTTCGTATATAAAAGGATCAAGCTCCATAAGTTCTTTTTTCTTTTTTTGAAACTCACGCTCAAATTGCCAATCTTTATACTTGTTGATTAACCAGTTGATCATATTGTTGTCTCCTATTTTTTAAAAGTGGTAAAAAAGGTACAGCATCTTGTTCAAAAATAATAGGATCTGCACCATCAATAGTCATAATGATAGCAATGTCTCTAATACCTGTACCATACATCTCATTGTGTGCTACAGCATAAGCACAACCTTGAATATAGTAATCAGTAATTTGTTTGGATGACTTTTTCTTTTTTGAAGTTTTGAAGTCAATAATTGTGGGTTTACCTTTCCAAACTCCAACCATATCACAACGCCCAGCATATTGATATTTATTAGACCAGAGTACTTGTTCTTGTCCCCAAATTTCTTCAATACCACGCTCTGTAGCACGAATCAAGTCGCGACTCATCTGTTTAACATCCAACTTCTGTAACGCGAGTTCTTCCCAGACGTTTTCTCCGTTGAAGTGTCTTTCAGCAAATTCATGAACCAACGTCCCGCGGTCTGTAGCTTCTTTAGAAACACGACGAGCCTCCTCTTCTCCAACCTTATCAATCCATCGTTGTAACCATGTATTGTCTGAGGTTTTTCCTAAAATAGTAGTAATTGATGGGTATGATCCATCAGGTGTATGATAAGTTCTGCCTGTAGATAACGTATCAGTATCTACCTCAGTCGTGTAATTGAACTTCTCTTTTAAAATCTTCCACTGTGTTGACAATGGGTTTTCCTTTCGCGTTTAAGCTGGTATTTATTAGAATGGGATACCCATATTGTCGAGTTTTTTCCAATACCTTCCAAAGATAGGGATTTGAGGATCCTGTAACAGTTTGAAGTCTGGCAGTCATGTCATGAGTGGTAAAATTACCATCAATAATGTTAGAAACAAACAACATATAAGGACAGTATTGATGCACTTCAAAAAACTTATCTGCTTCTTCAACTTGGCATATAGGCGCATACGGCCTCCACGAATCATCATGTCGCTCCTTTATAATATCAAGTTTTTTAATATTATCAGGAGTTGGTGCGCAGAGCAATGATCGATTTCCAAGAGCACGAGGACCAAACTCAGCACGTCCTTGTATAACAGGCACAATCTCGCCACGTATAATTCGGTCTGCACAATCATCTGCTAAAATATTATTAGAAGACTGAACACCAAGATAAGGAGTTTCCCATAAAGGTCGTTCTATTAAGGCAGCTGCACCAATAGCACATCCTGCGTCTCCGGCTGCTGGCTGAATTGCGATTTTTTCCCACGGAGTAAGAGTTAAAAGTTTAGTATTAGCGACACAGTTAAGAGCAACTCCTCCTGCATAAGCTAACTTTGTCATTCCTGTTTCTTGCTGAATCCAATAACTTAGAGTTAAAAGAGTTTTTTCAAGAACACTCTGAACTGAAGCTGCGATATCCCAATCTAAACTACCAAAACCCACGCCACGCTCTAAATTTTGAAGTACAGTGTAATCACCTTTGAGAGAAGTCCAATTTAAAATATGATCATGAATCCAACTTTCCCACTTAGGTTCTCCATAAGCAGCTGCACTCATTACTTTACACTCGTCTGAAAGTGGTTGAAAACCTAAAAGACGAGTAGCCGCTGAATAAAATAAACCAAGAGAATTAGGATAACGAAAACGTTTTAACCACTCAATTTGTCCGTCACGATAAACTCCGAGCGATGTTGAATAACGATTACCTACAGTATCAACCACCATAACAGCACATTCAGTCCAGTTAGTAGTGCAAATAGAACTCATAGCATGAGCTTCGTGATGATCTACAAGTACAGGACGTGCTGATGTATATTGTTTTAATTCAGATTTAAACTGTGCATAAGTTGTTTCTTCATAGAAAGATACAAAATCCCAATCATCCCAAGCATCTCTGAGCCAGCGAACTGTGTTAGATGGAAATCTTTTATCAAACTTTTCGCGTGAAAAACGTTCTTCATGAGAAGCTCCTTTAATATACCCGTCTACGACAGAAGCAGCAGCGCTGTCATGATGATAAGAGCTCACCCCTAAAATCTTCATTAAAATACCTTTTTAACAAATTGTTATATCTTGATGTGTTAAACCCATTATAACCTACAGTACTCAAAAAGTCAACAAAAGTCCATCTTTTGTTATCAACGGTGGGTTGTATTCTGTGAACCATAAAACAAGGAAAAGTGACAGTTTTTCCAGGGCTGGGGTAAATAGTTGCTATAACCTCAGAAGGTTCTGGATAGTCAAAATCTGCTCCTAACTGTCCTGTAGGATTCCAGTTTCCAATCTCAAGAGGTTTTCCCTCAGTTAAGTAGATAATACGTGTCCAAAATCTCCCAGCACGAGGATTTGATAACTGCCTACCTTCAAAAGAAAAAGAGTCAGAGTGCCAATCATAAACATCTCCTTGCTCAAGTAAAACAGCAGTTTTTCCATTTAAATTGCAAATTGTTCTGTCTTGATGATTAGGATCAGAGAAAGAATTAGCCTCTATATGTTTCAATAGAGGCTGGATATTCTTTTTGACCAGTTCGTTAGTATAAGTTTGTATACAATCTTGCCAGTCTTCGTGGATAAAATCACGAACAGGCATCAACCCACTCTTTAATTTCTTCCCATTTTTGTTCTTCTTCTTCAAGATTTTGTTTACGAATAATGGTAGCTACTTTTGTGATCGTTGTCACAGGCAGTCCATACTCATTTTTAATATCTTTTTTTAGTTCTGCGATAGATTCACGAATTGAGTCAGCTTGAATCATCAAATCTACAATACGGTTGATTTCTTTACGAATTTCTTCTTGAAGTGCTTTTTCCATTTAGTCCTCTATGATACGTTGGTGTTAGCGGTGATAATTTGAAAAGTTTCTCTTACTTTGTGAGGTTTGCGGCGTACAAGACGTTGATCTTGAAGTTGTTGCATGGCTACATTGAACATGGACATCGATGTGTCCGAGCTTGAAGAGATGTCGCTCGATGAGCGATGGATGAGTATTTTTTGATGAATGAGATTGAGTGCGGTAACTAGATTGGCAGAACCGATAGCGCGTGACCCAGCAAAGTCGCCTTCGCGACGTGGTGACACAAGTTCCCATTGTTCATTTTCCCAAACAGAACCATCATCTTCATCAAATACTTCTACAGGCATTCCACCTATAATTCTGAATACTAGTTCAGCAGCTTCATCAGGAGTCATCGAATCCAATCATCCTTCCAAGGATCAGCGTAGAACCACGCCAGAGCTGTAGACACACGCTTCGCGTGAAACTCAGCATCTTGGCTCATAGCGTCAACAAACTCACGTTTAAATCTAAGCCAAGGGTTATTTTTATTCGTGACAGGTTTGATCGAGCGAATCTCACGCTGGTTCCAGTGTTCACAACGTTGTGCATAAGCTGGCTGCGAGTTAAGTGAACGTTCAGTTTCGTCTAACTTTCCCTGAAGTAGTGTGTATAGCTCTTGAAAAGCGGAGCTTTTCTCTTGGTCACTAATTGCAGCAACGCAGATGCGACGGCTGTTACGAACTAAATCAC